ATGGTTCCCATTAAGCTGCGACACGCCGTGCAAGTTTGACGTGTTGCGTGTTGTGTGCTAGCGAAAAATGGAATGGGAAAAACGTGCCGTGTCGGCGTGTCGTGTTTTGTATGTGTTATATTGGAGGTATCAACAAAAAACAACACAAAAAAAGGAGTAATTAAAATGTTTAAAGTTAAGGCCTATGTAACTGAGATTGTACCGAATCATGTATATTCGGTTGATATTGACGGTTTTGAGAAAATTGTTACTACTTGTAAGGAGATTGATAATGGCGTGGTCACGTTTAAATCAGCTCTTACTAGGGTTCTTGATTATGCTTATGGTGATTGTGATTTTGATTTTGTGTGTTGCGGTGTTAAAAATGGTGTTGGTTGTTATGTTGTCTCAATTTATGATTATGTATGGTGACTGACATAATTGTTTAAATGAAAAACCCCGCATATAATGCGGGGTTTTTATGTTTTCATATCATTTTATGCTGTCCATGTGGCGTGTATGCTTGTATTTCCTGTTTGTCCGGCGTAGTTCAGCATGGATACTTTGGTGCCTAGGAATTGGAATAGGCGTGGTGTGGTTGTGTTTCCAGCGCTTACGCCCCATGTCCAAACGTTGTGCCACGTGCTCGCCCAGTTGGGCAGGTCAGCACCTTGGCCGCTACCTATGTTATCCACATTGCCCATGAGGTCGTATGTGACTATGCCGTTTTGAAGTGTTATGAAGCCATTTGCACTGCCGAAGTTGGTTTTGTATATCTCTTGACGTGGTGTGTAATTGCGATATGCACCGTTATAGATATATTTTGCAATTGTCTGTGCGCCTAGCTGATTTGGGTGTATGCCATCTGAGCCGATAGAATCCGTTTCACCTTTTAGCCATGTGTAGGCGAATTTGAGTGTTTCAGCGTTCGGTGTGTGATTTGTTATCAGTCCCGCGCCGCGTGTGAGTCCGGCTAGTTTTTCTCGGGATTCAGCGGGTACATATCCATCATCGTAGAGCATTGGCACGATTAGTATTTGTGCGTTTGGGAATATTGTTATCATTCGGGTTACGCATTCCTGTATTTTTGTCTTAGCGTTATTGTAGGTCAGTATGTCGTTTCGCCCACCGGCTAATACGGCTAGTTTGACTTTGTTTTTGTCTAGTGTGTTGTCTGTGTTTGCGTTGTTTATTTGATTTATGAATGTTCGCGTATCCACATTGAAACCGGCACCGCTGACTGCGTAGTTTTTGAGTGTCAGTGTTGGGATGTATTGGTGTAACCAATACGGCCATGTGTTTTGTGCTGTGGTTGAGTCTGCGTAAGAGTCGCCGAACGTTACCATATATCCGCTATTATATTGGTAGTTGCTTATGGTGGTGCTGATTACGCTAATGTTTTGAGTGTTTTTGCTAATGTCTTGAGTGTTTTTGCTAATGTCTTGAGTGTTTTTGCTAATGTCTTGAGTGTTTTTGTTTATTTTATTTTTGAGGTTGGTTGCGTCTGTAACGTTGTTTATGCCTAGCGCGTTTAGATTTGATTTGTTGTTTTGTGCTGTTTCCGCTGTGTTGTTTATTTTGTTTTTGAGCGTGGTTGCGGTTGCGGTGTCGGTTACGCCTAACGCTGTCAGATTTTTGGTGTTGTTTTGTGCGGTTTCTAACGCTTGCGTGGCTTTACCGGCCGCAGTGTTTGTGTTAGTGTTGATTTTGTACATGGTATTGTCGATAATATCCATTGACGCATTGTATTGGTCATTGAGGTTTGCCGCGTCGCCGGTTTGGTATTTTTCGAGGTTGAAGTTAGTTGTGTAGTCGGTCATGTTAGTTGTCCTTTCTGAGATTTGTCGGGTGATTTATTTCTTCCTGTACTTTTAGTTGATGTATTACGCGGTCTAGGGTACGCATTGCGGCGTTGTATTCATCACGTAGGTCGGCTAAGTCGCCTGTTTCGTATAGTGGCAGATGATAGAACGGGGTTTCTGCTGCCATGATACTCCTCTTTCATGAAAGTGGCGGGTATTTATCGCCGGTGGTTGGATTAGTGACACGTGGTGTGGTGTCGTTGAATATGGTGAGATTGCCGATTGCGGGTGTTTCGTCGGTTCGGTGCTCGGATAGTTTGCCGGTGTTGATATCGGCTATTTGTGTGACTCGCGCGCCGTACACTGCTAGTTCGCGGTACAAGTCGCGTAGTGCTGTTTTACTGTCAGTGTATTCGCCTTTTGTGACGTTCCATACTAGTTGTGTGTCTCCTATGTGGTTGATTTGTTCTTGTATTTGCGTTATGGCGAATGCATATTCGTTTAGGTGTGCTTCAATGTTTTTTATTCTTGTATCGTAGTCGTTCAATGTTTTGTTTATGTCGGTTACGATTTCGTCAAGATATGCCGTTATGTGGTCGATTTCACACGCAATGTGTTTTATTATTTCTTCTTGGCTTTTGGCGTTCCAGTAAAACGCGGGTATGGCGGGCGTGTACGGCCATACCGAGAAAAACGGTAGATATGGAAACATTATTTTTCCTTTCTTGCGAGGTTGATTCGTTGCGCCAAAACGTCGGCGTATTGTAGCATGATGGCGTATTGTTTTATCAACAATTTATAGTGATTATCTGTCAGCGTTTTCTTTTTGTTCATTTGTTTCAATAAATAATCACCTAGTTTGTTGATGTTTTCGGTAAGTTTGGAATATTCGTTTTCGATGCGGGCTAATGTATTGGTGTCCATGAAATCATCTCGCTAGTAATTGTTTATGTTGATAGTCCATAACGGGCTAAAACATGATTCTAAATGATTGAGCAACAACATGTCAATGTCAATATAATCACCGTTTCGGATACGTTCGATTTTGTCCATGAAATTCCCATTAGTGACTGTCTCGTATTGAGTATCTGTTGCGTTGCTTGCGTAGTCCTGATTTTCGGCCAGTTGAGTCGCCGGGAAATCGCTGAAAACGGTTCGCATTTTGTGCCATGTGTCGTTATCACTGAGTATTATGTCAGGGTTTTTATCTGTAAGCGCGTATAGTGGGCGTAATGTCGGCATGATTTCTTGTATGAGCCGTAGGAAGTGCCGTCGCCATCTTGACGGCGGCATAACGCCTAATTCCCGGTCGTAGAAACGGTTTTCGATTTTCTTGCAACAACGCGTGTATTGCGTGTCATCATGGGCAACATCCCGCCATGACCATGCGGCATTATCCCAGTCAACACCGCCCGGCACGTCAAGTAGTTCTCCGAACGTGTACGTTATCACGCCATGAAATTCGTCGCGTGATTCGCACGGCTGGTAGCTGTCTATGTCATTCTGCATTATCATCATCGGCCAATCTTTCAAGGTTGTTCAAATAATCATAATTGCGTGAGATGTTGTCTTCGTTCCACACGACTTGTATCGGTTCCTTGAGGTATTTTTGAAATCTTGTGTTGAGTATATCGCAGGCGGCGCGGCGTTCCTCCAGTTCGCTGAGCGCGCGTAGGTCGGTCGGTTCGCCGTAGTCCTGTATTTCGTCGGCGGTCTGCCGTTCCATTTTCAAGGGGAGGTTTTTGATGCCTAGCGCTTGATAGAATGAGTTCCACGTGTTTTGTATGTCGTTCTGTAATTCCATTCCGATATATTCGACGTTGGTTTTCAGCACGTTGGCTTTCATGGAATCGGTGAAACCGGGTGTCGCCATGATTGCCATTTCACCGCCGCTGATTTGCTTGATAACGTTGATGCCCGCCGTCTGCTGTCCGGCTGGAACCTCCAAAATAAACGGTGTTTTCTGGTTGAAGCGATTTTGCCGTCGCGTCATGTATAAATCTTCAATCTCATGCGCGAAAAACTCGATGGTCGGAATGAGCGGCGTGCGCGCGCGGTTGGCGTAGATGAAAACACCATTTGAATTGTTCACCGGGAAACGCCAACCGTTGACACCGTAGCTATCCCATTTCTTCGGTTTGTAATACACGTTGAAATTCGATGTTGTCACCGCTTGCGTGCTGAAAAACACTCCGGGCTTACTATGCGGAAACGCGATTGTCGCGTAACCGAAATACAATAGATTGTATTCCAGAAACCACGCGTCGCAGGTCTTGGGCAGATTCAACCATTTGAACCGTGATAACGCGATGTTCAACATTTGCGAATATGCCATCAAATACGCTTGCGAGTTGAGCGCCTCGGACTGTTGCCATACCGGTGCGCCGCGTTCTCCCAGTTCCGCGCGGGTCAATGGTCTTTTATGAGTACGTTTGCGTCCCATATTTTCCACCTTATAGATTGTCGTGTACGAAGTCGCCGCCGACTTCCTCGGGCCTGTTCCATATTGTAACACCGGTATTGAAAATATCTCTTATTGTCTGCAATTGCTCGTTTTGCGCCAATGGGCATATCGTCCATATGTCGGCGGTCTGCCAATACGTGTAATGCCTGCACGTTGTCAGCGTCGGTTTGTTGTAGAGTTTGTTGCTTGCTATCCCGTAGCGTAGCATGTAATCACCCGCCGCCGCTATCGCGCCGTTGTCCTCCGTGACTATTTTCACGGTCATGGTGTCAAGCCCCGTGGCCTGTCTGAAATTGTCGCCGCCATACGCGCCGACTGGTTGCGCTGGACGGTTGAGCATGTCGCGCCATGACGCATTTGTGTTGTCGCGCGTGTTCGTCATGATTCGTTTGGCGTTGTCAACCGTCAGATTACGTGACGCGCCCGCGTTAGTGTTGGCCGCGCCCGTGCTTGTGGCGGTCATGTCGGTAGCCGCGCTTGTGCTGTACTCGGTAACGTGGTCGGCTTGCGTGTTCGCACGATTGGTCACGGCGGTGGCCTGTGTTATGGCATGTTGTGTTTGCTCGGTGTTGGTCTGTATTGCGGTTTTCGCTTTATCAGTTGCAACATAATTAGACGTCGCGTTGAGTTCCTGACTGTTAGTGATTGCAATACCGGTGTTGTAACCCTGAAGCGCCGCGCCGCCGATTGCCATTGCACCGGCCACCATCGGTGAAGCCGCGCCTCCGGTGCCGATTACCAGCGCGGCCCCCGCCATTGTGCCTATCGCACTTGCCACGTTTGTTATTGCCTGAGTTTGGGTGCCCTCCACAAAAGCTTTATTCTGTAGTGTATTATCATCACTTACATCACGGTTGATTTTGGCCGTGCTAGTATTCAAGTCAGCGTTTTGGCGTGTGTTCGAGTATGTGAGATTATCCGACCGCACACTATTGGACTCGTTTTTTGTCGCTATGTCGCGTTGATTCGCGCGTGCGGTGTTCGACACCGCCGCCGCACTGCTACGATACGTGTTTGCCTGACTGACATTAGCCGAGCGCGCGCCGTTTTCATACGTCAGCATGGCGTTTTGCCGTGCCTGACTTACGGCGACATTGTAAGTGGTGGCGCGTTGCGCGTCAATTGCGCGGCGTTGCAACGCATACGTCGGGATATCATGGGATATGAGCGTTTTGAGCACGTCCGCGTTCGGCACGTCGGCGGTAATGCTGGCACCGTTGATGGCGTTGATGGTTATGGACGCGCCGCCGTCACCCCCTACGCCGTCAAGCCATGCGAGTTGTCGTAATATCGGGTAGCTTAATGACGTGACGGCTTGCGCCGAGAGATGGCCGCAATCAGCTATTTCCACCCGGGTTTTATTGCCGATATTGTCGGATATTTCCAAGTGCGCGTAGGGCGCAAGGTACAGTCGTGTTATTTTGGCGTACTCAGGTGAATAGTCGAAGTCATTTATTGTTAGATTAATGTCCGCTAGTTTTGCGCGCGCACCGCTGACCGTATGCCATGCCACATCATTAACCGTAGTGACGGTGCCGAAGTGCATCATGCTTGTCGTGGCAACGAAAACAGATACGATTTGTGACATGATATGCGGATAATACGCAAACATCGTATCAAAATAATCACCCGACACTTTGGATGATTCCAGAGCGTACATGTACACGTTGCTTGCGGTGAGGTTATCAATGGAGCTATATGACGTACCCGCGCCGGTTACGTTTGACGTGTTTATGTTCCCGGCACCCCATACAAAACCGTTAACCGTTTCGTCAGAATTGGTATATGACGGGCTGGTATCCGTAACGGCTGTACCGCGAACATTGCTCATTGATTGCAATTGTTGCGGGGAAAAAGTTGCGGCCAAACATATGTATCTTGCCCCGTTTTGCAAGTTAATCGGCGTGCTTTTTCTAATGTTCGTCGCCGCGTTGCCATAATCAACATCGGGCAACGTAAAATCACGACAGTTGGCCCGTGGGTTCTCCAACAGTTTTTGCGGTGTCGTTTCCGTCAACGGCGCGTGACCTCGTGACAACAGCAGACCATTGATTGTGGTGCTGTTGATATAGTCCGTCCATACATCACGCACAAGCGTGCATGTTGTCGTGTTCGGCGCCTCCGCACGTACCGAGGTGACGAAAAAGTGATAGCGTGTCTGCACGTCGGTTTTCTGATACGGCGTATTGACAATATCATGCGAAAAATCAACGACAACGTAATTATACCGTTGCGCCGTCATATACGGTACGGGCAATTTTATGCCGGTCGTATCGGCGCGCGCGATATACATGTTAGTCATGAGCTGGACGGCGAAACCGTCAAGCGTATCGAACCATGCATCTCTTGCGGTATCATCTTGGAATTTCACGACGTCGTGGTAATCGTTGTACCAATTAACACGGCACAACTTTATTACTGTGTTTGGCGTCCAAACATTGTAATCAAAAACATTACGGTACTGTTCATACACGCGCGTATCAGTATCGGGAAACGTCGTAGCGTTTTGCAGATGTGGAAAGTCCATATCATATCTTTCTTTATACGAAAATGGGTGGTGTTTCACGTGAAACACCACCCATTTTAACATGAAGACTATTTGACGGTGAAAGTGCACTCGGTCTTATGCTCAGTGGTCTCCCCGTTCGGGTTGACGTAAGTCGCGGTGCCGGTCACGGTGATAACGTCGCCCGCCGTGAGGCCGCCGCGCTGGACATGCAAGCGGGCTTGGTCATCAACGAACGTGTTGACGTCAAGCGCAAACGCCCCGGCCTGCTTGGCGTGCTCGGCGGACACCTCGTAGATTGCGGAGTTCGGCGCAACCTCAATAGCGGTGCCGGTGGGTTCGACGGTGGCAATGAGCTTCGGCGTGAGCGGTACCACGTCGCCCGCCGACACGTTACCCGTGGTCGGGGTCAACGTGAAGCCGGTCACGGTCTGCGTCACGACCGTGATGCTGGAGCCCGCGTCGGTCGTGAACAGCGCGCACGGGGTGAAAGGCGACACACCGTAGATTCCCCAATGGTTAAGATACAGCGTGTTGCTGACCGTCTGCGGATTGTAGAATTGGGTAGTGCCATACATGGTGTCACGTACCTGATACCAGTCAGTCGAAACAAGCAACGCAACCGCGCCGGGGATGCCGAGACTCGGCACCTGAACGATACGATACGGCACTTCAGCTTTGTCCAACTGGAACACGGCGGACAAAGCATCAACGTCAAGCGACGCAAGATATTCCGGCTCAATCAACAACACCATTTGCTGAGGGTTCGCATACGCCGGAATATCGGTCACGTTCAACGCATTGTACTGGGTGCTTGGGAACTGCATACGCCCGGCGGTCGAACGCAACGCCTTGAGCAACGTCTTGGCGGTCGTTTCATCACTCGGTACCGCGTCAAGATGCACCTTGTAAAAACCAAGGTTTTGTTCGTAGTGGCGTATCAGCGCAATCATGATGTTCATTTCATCGTAATTATCGGAATTGCGCGGGGTCTCCATAATCTGCGCCACGAAACGGTTCAGACCGTAATCATCAACGAACGCCTGTCGCAATTCGTCATCTGTCCATGAGATGGGGTACTGGTCACGACGGTTCATCTCATAAAACCAGACGGCCGCCTCGGGGCGGTGCATCTTCAAAAGCGTTTCGGCGTCATCCTTGTACCCGTGCGCCTTAATCCATTTGACGGCGATTTCCTGCACGGTCGAACCCCAGTAGAGGTTTTCTTTTTTGAAAATCGCCAGCGGGTTCTCAAAAGGCGCGTTCTGGGCCATCACGGTGAGTCCGATACGGTTCACCATGTTCCAAACACAGTCGTTCAAATATTGGCGGTTCATGGGGTCGAACAGATAACGCATGGTGTTCGCCACGCCGGTTTGCGTCGCGCTCGGTATGCGTTGCTGATAATCGTCGGTGCCCTTGGTACGGACTTTATCCAAAATCGTTGCATTGTCTACAGCCATAATATTTTACTCCTATCCGTCACAGTGTGTAATCGAGGTTTTCCAAGTCTTCAGCCGCCGCCTGTGCGATTGCTTCAGCCGCGTCATCGTCGGTTTCCTTGACGGTTGCGCCGTTTTCGACCATCTGCGCCACGGAATCTATGAAATTGTCGTAGATGCCGCCGATTCGCTCGTTCATCGTATCAATCTTATCAAGCACACGTGAAAGCATGTCGCGCAAGTCATCGAATTCGCCTTCACGGTGCGCTTCGTCGGGGGTGAGGTCATCACGTTCGGCGGTGTCCCTCTCCTCGGTGGTTTCGTCAGCCATTTGTTTTTTCCTTTCATATATGAAAAAAGCCGTACCGGTATATGACCGGTACGACTTAAGAATAACATACTGTTGACATGTTTCATAGCGGTAATCGGCGCGCTTTTCCCTCACGGCCACATCGTCGCCGGAGTCAACCGTGGTTATCGACAATGCGTTTTAGCGACATCACTATGACACCTCACGTATGCCGTGTTTATTTTACACCGAAATTCTTGAGCATTTCAAATGTGGCGTGTTGCGTTTCCACCGTGTCATATCTCAGATAGCTTAACGCGTAATACGATGTAAGGTTTTTAATCAATTCTTTTGCCATATTCGCAGTGAGGTAATTCAATTTGTTATCATCTCGTGTGATTGCAAAATATGGCACATGTGCGCCGCTGGCGTATTTCACGGAAAGAAAAATATATCCGCAACGCATATCGACATACACTCCATATTCTTGCCGAAACCAACGGAACACATACGTGAGTTTTGCGTGCTTATGCGGTTTTTCGATAAAATCGGTATCAAATTGCCTAAACTTGTTTTTCGCTGTCATATCATCATCGTTTTTCAGCATACGCCCCGCAACGGTGTTCGTCGCCTTTTGCTCGGCATAGTCATCATCTCGAACGTAATCGAACAGACATGTTTTGCCATCAAGCCATTGCAGCCCATACTCGGGATTGAGGGGCACGTCATAACGTCGAAAATACGGATTGAACGCGTCGCAAGCGTTACCCAAAAGGAATACTCTCGGCTTACGTAGCTCGGTATCATCGGCACGTTCACGCGTCACGGTATCCACAATTTTCGCCAATTGTTCAAACTCGTTTTTCAAATACGTATGATATCTATCGTCAGTATCGATAATAAACTCATCCATGCAAATGTTGCGCACGCTCACGTATGTGCTTTTCTTTTTTCGCTGTTGCATGGTTAAAGGTATAAAATAACCGCATATCCGCCACGGATTTTCTTTTTTGCCGGTTTTCTTCCGTCGTATTTCAGCTATTTTATTGGTTGTACGAAATTCATAATCGGGAAAAATATTATCCTTTATAATACGGTCGAAATAATCCGCAGCGACATCGTTGTTTTCCTCACGAAAACGGGCGATTTCCGCAAAACAATATCCGTTTTTCAAATAATCCTCTATCATGTATTTTCTCATACCGTAGGTTTTACCCAAACCGCGTGCACCGATAATCATATTAACGTCTGCGTTTCGCGGTAATATTACGGTTTTAAGCCGGTTATAATAATATTTCGCCATCAATACTCACAATCATAGGTTTGCCGTCCCGCACAATAAGCTCGCGCGGTGTCGTTTCCACATTTCTATTATATATGTCTCGTAAGTATGTCAGATTCTCGCCGTTGGCCTGTTTATCCGATTCGCCCAGCCATCTACCGGACGGATAGAGCGCTATCGCCTCGGGTGCATCAACATGATATGTCGCACCCCGATAATCGGTGACGGTGCCGACGTACCTATCCCACACACGCGGACGGTTGCGTTGCAACGTATGGCAAATCTCATAATCAACCAACACGTCATAACCCAGTACCGACCGTATCGTTTCCGCGAAACCGTGCCCCATGCACATAATATCTTCGATACAGTTCTCAATAGTGTACACGCCGTCTGGCCGTGGCAAGCCCGCGCAAGTGACATGCACGCGTCCGGATATATCCAGACTGACACGCGCCTTGTTCCACAGTTCCACGTGTTCGGCGTAACGAGTGGTGCCGCCACAATCCTCAATCTCGAACTTGCCGATATGGTCAAGCGTTGACGCCATATCAGACGCGGTGTTTCGAACGCGCCGCATAGTAAGATTGATTGCGTTTTCTATCGCTGTGTGCAATGGTTCGAGCGCGTCCAACAGTTCCGTATCGGTCACGTCATTGGCGCAACTGATTTTCAGACTGTCGGTATCGCCGCCCGTGACGGTGACGCGATTTCCGAAACGCCGATATATCAACATCATGGCTATTACCAGATGCATACGCGAACCGGCTACAATTCGCATACCATACGTGTACAGCACGCGCGGTGTCTTCGGACGCTTTTTCGCAAAATTCTCGGGCGTACAGGCCGTGGCCTTATCTACCTCCAGTTCACCGGTTTCAGTCACGTGATAATCTGCTTTCATGACGTCTTGCGCCTGAGTGCCATAGATTCCGTTGAATTGTCCTTTAACGGTGCTACCGTAATAGGATTGCAGAAATTTCATGCTCAACGTGCCCGCCCTAGCGTCACGTGCGATTCCCTCGGGTATCGACTCGGGTATATCACCCGCATACGGCACACCCTCGGTGTAGTGTTTAATCAGGTTTTTAACGTCGGTTTTACGCGCGAACAACATGTTAGATTGTAGGGTCACGTAATCGGGCGGTACAATCGTTTTAGTGGTGGCTTCACCGTACAACACATGCATTTCGTCAAACTCGTACACCTGCGACACGTTCCACAACTCAATCTCATTAACGTGTAAGATGCATTCGTCCGCCTGATACAATTTTCCAAAAGCAAACGTCGGATTAACGGCACTATCAACGTAGCCGTGCGCCCTGATACTGTTTTCCTGTGTTTTCGCGCGTTCGTTGTTGCTGTAATCGGTGTCCGCTTGCAACGTTTTCACGAACTTGGAACGTGGGCAGATTGCAATACCCCAATCGGCAAAACATGTGTTTTCTCGTAATCTAAGGTTTGTAAAACCTATCGCAACATGTAACCCCGTACGAAACGGGTCACTATAATTACGTAATACATCTTCAAGCGGCGTATCAACGACACGCTTGCACGCGATTTGCAAAATTTCCGGCGGGGCAACCGCGAATTTAACCGGCAAACGCCGCCCGTTGATAAACGCATGATGCATTGACGTAACATCAAGAGACGCCACGTTATCAACGACAACGCTAGCGGTTTTAGCGCTCGTAAAAGTCAAACCGCCACGAAAACATGCTTTACGCAACGCATAGGACTCATAGTTTTTCGGAAACTCTTGATTGCACGTCGTTTCAAACGCACGTTGCAGCGTGATTTTCTTTCCGCCCTGCAACGTGACGCGCCGCCCGCCAATCTCACGGCGCGCCATCTGCCGCACCAATGACGTTTTTGTCAGCACGCGACACCCCAACATGTCAGGCGTAAGCCAATGGTTTGCGCGCAATAGCCATTGCAGATACTGCGGTATCACCTGTACATCACGCCGCGCGTAAAACAATTCCTCCTCAGTCAACGGCGTTTCAGACGTACGTACCAGCGAGTAATCCCAATCGCCCACCGCCTTAGGTAAACCGCACGTCTCACCCATAGCGCGTAGGCCGCCCATTTCAAGGTAAAACGTATCCCAAAAACGGCACACCACATTACCATCAATGCACAAATCGAGCGTGTACACGCTTGTGGCGGTTTGCGCGTTGACCTCAATCGTATACGACTGCGACAATGCCAACATAAGCGTCTGCATATCAAACATAAGATTATACGCCGCGATAATTGGCACGTAACCATATGCACGCCCATACGTAATCAAATCATCAATGTACGTCAACGCTTCGGACGTGCGCCGGTAAAAACGTACATCGTCCGTATCGGGCGTATACGATTCCAACGGGGTATTTCGCAAATCGTTGAAAATATATAATATCGGATATGCGCGCGTTTCGGCACCCTCACCGATATTCGTGGTTTCGGTGTCGAATATCGCCGTAACCCTGTATTCTTTGCGTGTTTTCATCGTACCACGTCAGGGGAAACCGCTACGAGCCATATCGGACTACCGCCGTCGGTATCCATATAATCCTCCAGCTCGCCCGTGTGCGCTTTCATGTTTTTGGCGTATTGCAGCACTTTCTCGTTTCGCGTCATAATGGTGTTAAAAAGCTCACTCAACGAGTCCGCGTCATATGCCTTCATCACGGCCTCCAATCGTTTGTCAGGCGGAATGTTCGGTTTTTGCCATATGTTTTGTGTGTATCGCCAAAAAATCTTGACTTTTTCCCGACCTAGCTCACCCAACACGCTCGGTTGCCCCTTGGATGCCATTCTCATCTCGATACGGAAAATGTTAAATGACCGTCTGCGTTCCATTGCGCGGCCTTTGCCGCCGCGTACCTCGCCTACCTGTCGCACAAGCGTATCAGCGATTTCGTTGGCGCGCTGATACAATTCATCACGTATGGCGCGATTCTTCACGCGCCCGACATATGTTTTTTTCAACTGCGATTCAAGCCGCCGGATATAATTCTGACGCGCGTTTATCTCGCTCTCGGGCATGGTGTCCGTGATGCTTTTTTTCAGACTGTTTATCGCGCGGGTTACGCGCTTGCGTTTCGCGGTTAAAACGTCCGCCTGTTTATGCGGTCTAGGCATGATTTAATCACCCTCATAAAAAAAGCGCCATATTATTTTATGACGCTTTTTTTCTCATTTCAAACTACTTGATGTCAAACTACTTAATTTCCAGCGATTTAGTAGACCTGCCACCACCAAGCGGTGTCTTTTTCACTGACACGGGGATACCGTTCGGCGCGTTAAAATCAGGGAACATATCATAAATATCCAACACGCTACGATAAATGCCCTGCGACTGGCTAAAATACGTATTGCCGTCATTTGCAAAAAGATAGACGTTTGCGCATTTCTGCCCCGTCTGAGAACGCACGCCCGGCGCGATATACGCGCCAATGACCGTTATCGGCGTGTCACCGACACCGTTCAGTGACAAAGCGTTGTTACGCGCGTTGACAATGGCACGTTTGCCCTCAAAAGTACTGTTGTCCATCGTACAAACATAACGATAATTGTCAACAGGGGTCTGAGCGGTTTCATTAGCGATGTCGTTCATCTGTTCATTGTCCTCGGTCATGATGTTTCCTTCCAAAATCAAAATTCAGGTTCGTTATCGTTGTCGTTATCGTTATCGTTATCGTTATCGGTATCGTTATCGGTTACGATACGTTCGGCATTCGCGATGAACGTGTCAACGTCCATTGCATACGTTACCTTATGCACGGTGATATCATCAATCAGGACGTTGACAATACCCGCGTTCATAAGCGCCTTAACTGCTTTTTCAACGGTGCGAATGTTTCCGATAGTGTAGAACGTTTTCAACTCGCCGTTACGGTCATAATAGCTGATATCGCTACCAGCGATTACCTTACGAATCTTACGCATATTATTATCCTTTGTATCTGTTTATGTTAACATTTTTGCTAACACATATATTTATAGCATAAAAATCGGCGTGTGCAAAAAGCGACACGCCGATTATTAACAACGATTATCAGTAACGCAAAATCTGACCCGGATAAATCAAACTCGGGTTAGACAAACCGTTAACCGACGCGACACGCGCCCAATCGACACCGAAAACAGCCCACAAACTATCACCCGGTTGCACCGTATACGTGCGCGCCGCACTCGCATTCGAGCTAACAACAGTACCACCGCCATAGCAAACGGTTTCGCCGGGATATATCACATTAGGATTACCGGACGCATACCCCGACCAATCAGACCACGACCCCAAACCGGTCGCCGCCGCGATACCGGACAACGTATCACCCGACCCGACCGTGACACACGTAGACGCGCAACCAGCGGGCGGCACCGGTTCCGGTACCGAAACACCGTCATCACGCTCGCCGCGCGCGTAAGCGTCCCACTGCCACCGCTCACCCCTGAAATAACTCAAGTCAAGAGGGCCATAACCCGACACGTAACCATTAGATGTATACTGTCGCATGGCCTCACCATACGCGCCATAAAGCCACGGCACCGCCTGATAACCAGTCGGCACGTTCGACGCATATTGCGCAACCCAAACACCACAATGCTCACGCACATACGGCGTGAGCTGACCCAACGAATACGCCCCCGTATAAACAACAGGCCACACTTGCGTGCGGTCATACACGCGCCGCACCCAAGACTCAACCCACGCCCCATTACCAAACTGCGGGTTGTCGACAGCCTCCCAATCCAGCGCAAGCACGGCGCGCCCGACATATCCGGCTACGTTATCTACGAAAAAATCAGCTTCAGCCGCCGCATCATTGCCCATAGCATAATGATACACGCCGATACTTTTGCCGCTGTCCACTGCACGACGAAGTTGATAATTCGCGGCCTGATTAACACCATTGACCAAACAGACATTATTAAAACCGCCAACACCCCAAGTCGCACCGGCCACAACAAAATCAGCATCGAGCGCATACGTATCGATATCACACTGCCAATTGCTCACGTCAAAACCACGCATATCCGCGTATGCAGACGGCACAAAAACCAACGACAACACGCATACACACGCCAATATGCTACGCCATATTCGTTTCATCAACATTATCACCCCCCTTATCATTCTTAAGCAAGGCTATAAGCTCTTCCATCAAAACATTGTTCTTCGTCATCAAATTATTAAAATCGCGGAACGTCGAGGCAATAAACCACGCCATCCCACAACACGCGACAATCGGAAAACCCACACTACCCACAAGGGTAACGATAGAACTCATATCCATATACATACACCTCATACAAAAAAAGGCCACAACATGCCAAACGGCATGTCATGACCTAATATATCACACTAACGATTCTCAACAACCGTGGCCTATCCGGGAATTGAACCCGGCCCGCACATCTTATAAGGATGCCGCTCTAACCACTGAGCTAATAGGCCAAACAACACCCTATCACACACCCTTAACCATAGTACCACCTATATAAAAACGCTTACAACCATTACAACAATAATAATCCATCACACTTAATACCTCCTACCATAACCAAGAAACATCACACCACATCTCCCCACAGTCAAACAATTCAAAGGGTATAAATACATCGTACCATCAACATCAACAAAACACTGCACAAAATCACTTTCACAAGCACCCTCATCAAGCAAACGACGAACACAATAATAATTCATAAAACTATATTTACCCATTGTTCAAGCCTTTTTTTTTGTTTGTTTTTTGTTGACAACACCAATAATAACACATACAAAACACGACACGCCGACACGGCACGTTTTTCCCATTCCATTTTTCGCTAGCACACAACACGCAACACGTCAAACTTGCACGGCGTGTCGCAGCTTAATGGGAACCAT